TACCTTTGCTTTGATCTTTCCATTTAAAAGAAATCATATCGATTCCATCTTCTGACTTAGTTTGGCTTATAATATTTTTTAATCTTAAATCCGAACTTTCAAAGAAAGATGAAGCATAGATAGCGCCACCGGCACCAATACCACCCGTAACAATTAAAGCGCCGGTTGTTGTAGATGTTGAAGCGGTAGAATTTGATATATTAATTATACCGGTTGAATAAATAGCGCCATTAACTTGAAGCTTTCCGGTTCCATTAGTATTTGATCCAATAGATACATTTCCGTTTTGAAAAACGTTCACATAGTTTCCACTATTTCCATTTATTTGAAAAGCATTGTCTATATTTATATTTGTACCAATAGACCAATTGTTACCACTTGCGTCACTATTTGAAGAAGTAATATCCCATGTATTTTGCGCACCATTACCCGCTAAGTTTTGTCTAATTCTTCCTTTTGCTAATATCGCTCCATTGGCTTGTATTATACTTGATCCATCATCCGTTGTTGTGTTTACTAATAAACGATTACTTGCGTTTAAAACCATTCTTGTAGAACCACTTATCATAAACTCATAATGCGAAGCCGGATCATAAGAGTTTAAAACCAATCTTTCTGCACCTCCTTCATCATATCCAATCCATCCCCCCGCAAGTCCATTACCCATCATAACTTTAGGAAATAAATCAGTAGATACATCAAAAGTTATTAAAGTATAAGCCGGATAAGATCCGCCATTTTTACCAACTTGAAATGATGAAGCCGGTGACGATGTTCCAATTCCTAATCTTTTATTAGTATTATCCCAAACAAATTGATTATCGCCGCTAATGTTTGATGAACTTGTCCAAAATGGAACTTGACTATTTGATCCACTACCGGTAACAGTACCCGAAGAACCACCCGTTGCACTTAATGTACTTCCACTTAAAGAAAGTCCCGAACCAATTGTAATTGCGTTTAAATTGCCACTTGCGTCAGCACCAACAATTCTTGTACCCGTTCCCGCAATACTTGATATTTGAACAAGACCCGTAGCTGTTAATATAAGTTTATTTGAACCATTTTGCTGAAAATACAATCCCGTTCCCGTAACTGAACCCGTTCCTCCAAACCAATTTATTCTAACATCAGAATTTGCCGCAGTTGCATCATTTGTAATTGTCAATCCCGAACCATTTGTATTTATTAAACTCATGCCTTCATTAGTACCAGATAAAATTGATAAATTTTTATTAAGTGTAGCACCTCCTATTGAAACTGATGAACTAAATCTGCCCGTTCCCGCTACATCTAATAAATATGTACTATTTGTACTTGTTCCAATCAATACATTTGAACCATTATTGAAATATGTAGGACTTGCGCCACCCGTTACGGCTGAAACTTGAACCAAAGGGGTTGTATTTGCCGCGCTTCTTAAATATATAATCCCATCTTGACCATTTTGGGCAACTTCAAAAATATTATAGTTACCCGTATAGGCTGTCTTACCTAAAATTAAACTTCCGTCGGCACTTGCTTGTGAAATTATTGCACCTTGAAATGTAGATGTTTTTGCTGCACCCGAAATATTTACAATTGAAGCACCCTTACCGTTATAAATATTAAAATCCCTAAATTGGGTAAAACCTCCATTATATCCGGTGTAATTAAATGAAGCCGCCGAATTTGCATTTACATCGGGTGCGAAATTTAATTGGTCGGCAAAAAAAGCATTACCTTTTACTTTTAAAGTATTTAAAAAAGTTCCCGCACCCGTTGGCGATAAATTTAATCCACTATTCCCACCACTTATTAATATTAATGAATCGCTTTTAACCCTTATTCTATTGTTTCCTAAAGTAGAACCATTGTCGTTAAGCCATATATCTGCATTTATTCCCGTACTTGTTATCTTTAAAACATCGGTATTTGTTCCGCCCGATAGCGTACCTCCCGTTAAAGGCAAATAAGAACTTAATGCAGTCGTTAATCCACTAGGTGAAACGTAATCCGTACCCGCTGTTGCGGCGCTTATAGTCGTTCCATTGCTTTTTACAATACCATTTATTGCTTTTACAATAGGATCGGTTTCGGTATAACTTGAAATAAAACCCGCTCCATTTGTTAATTGATTTGTATTGGTAGGGATAGTTATTACGCCCGTTGAGTTATTGTAAGCGCCCGAACCCGCTGTGAATGATAAAGCCGTTCTAGGATAATATGTTTTATATCCCGAAAGCATAGAAGCTGTGTCGGAAATATTTACTTTTAAGTTAAACTTTGCGTCAGAAGCGGTCTTATTGTAATAAGCTGACAACATAGTAGCGGTGTCCGTGTAGTTTACTTTTCCGGTGATTGCCGAACTTGTAATATATCCACTAGGATTAGTTTGCAAATAATAAGTTGAAGCAGCCGTTGTTTGCGTTAAATAAGTAGCCGAAGCGTTTAAAGAACGTAAATAAGGACTAAGCATGGAAGATGTGTCAGTATAATTTACCTTTCCCGTTATGGCCGATGCTGTGATATATCCGTTAGGATTTGTTGCACGATAATAACCGCTTAACATGGTCGCAGTATCGGTATATTTTACATTTAAAGCTTGTTTGGCATCAACATTTGTCTTATTATAATAAGCCGAAAGCATTGTTGCGGTGTCCGTATATTTTACCTTTTGTGCGTCTAATGCGGCCACACTATCAATACCCTTTTGACGCCATAACTTAGTTGAAAGCAAAGAACTATCCGCGCTTACTGTTTGACTAGATTTGATTAAACCATAATTAGTCGAACGTAAGTAAGGACTAAGCATGGTCGATGTGTCGGAAATATTTACTTTATTATTAAACGTTGTCCAATTCGCGCTTGAAAGCAATCCACGATTTGAAGCCGAAGCCGTAGGAATATTGAAAGTATGTGTATTTGTAACGCTTGAAATATTAAAATCGCTACCGCTTGTTCCGGTTGCAAAATTTTGTACTTGGGCCGTCAATCCATTTAATGCAGTTATCCCGGTTGTAAATGTTGTTATAACCTCACTTAAATTTGAATCTTGAGTGTGCATTGTGATTGTCCTTCCCGATGTAACAACATAAATCCTTACAGCTAGTCTATCAGTCGAAAGCAAAGTCGTAGCGGGAACGGTTAATGCAGTAGTATATAAATCCACCGCAGTTCCGTTTGTTATATATTCGGGATTTGCTGAACTAGATGAAATCAAAGTAAAAGTAGAACCATCGTATTTATATAATTCAACATAAAAATAAGGGGTTCCACCGCTTGAACTTGCCTTCATATATATATCAAAATTCCAATTTCCCGCCGGTATATTTAATTGATTAGGGCTTCCCGCGTCAGTTAAAAAAGACGCAATATAACCATTTGATGAAACGGAAAAATCAGAACTTGCGCCGGTATTTGCCGCGGTACTCATTTGTTGATAACCCGTAACACTCGAAGCAGTTCCGCCATTAAAATAAAAAACCTGACTTGCTCCGCCGCCACCCGATCCCGGATTATAGGCCGCTAAAGATCCATCACCCCTAATATATTGATTTGTATTACCGGCGCCCGTTACCGAAATGGTTCCGTTTGATGTTAAGGGTGTATTAGAAACAGTAAAAGCGCTAGGCATGGACAATCCTACCGAACTTAATTTAGTAGCTAATAAAGCATTTGTAGCCGTTTTATTGTAATAAGCTGAAAGCATTGAAGAAGTATCGGTATATTTTACAGCCGAAAAACTTCTTTGATATGGACTTAACATACTTGAAGTATCCGAAATATTAACTTTTAAGTTAACTTTTGAATCCACAGTAGTTTTGTTATAATAAGAAGACAGCATAGTAGCCGTGTCAGAAATGTTCAATTTTAGGGCTAAGGCAGCCGTTGCGTTTGCAGTACGGTAGTAAGGTGACAACATTGTAGAAGTGTCCGTATATTTAACATAAGGGGCTAAAGAAGGCAAATTTGCCGTTCTAGCGTAAGGACTTAGCATTGCCGCTGTATCGCTTATATTAAGCTTTAAAGCTAGTTTGGAATCTATTACAGTCTTGTTATAATAAGCCGACAAAAAAGCCGCCGTATCCGTGTATTTTACCAAATATGGCAAATAACCCACAGCCAACCACTTTCCCGTAGTGTCTAATTTTCTAAGGTATGGGATAAGCATTGATGCCGTGTCGGTATATTTTACCCTAGCATTTATTCGATTACTTAAAGATGTCGTATCCAATCCCGATGACATCGCTAATCTTAAACGTCCGTTTTGATCCACGCTTAAAACGCTATCTAAAGTTGAATTGTTCTTATATTTTGCAAACGTTAAACTATCGGTATATTTATATTTACCGTAGATAACAGTTTGACTTTTAGCCAAAAAGGGTAGTAATACTACTAAAAATATAAATATTTTCTTCATTATAAAGTAATTGTTTGCGTGTACAAAATAAATAAGTTTTCACCGGCGTTCAATGGATCTATTCCCACAAATTGAATAGTTCCCGCCACACTATCAAATATAAATTCGGTGTTCTTCAATGGTTTGATTTCTCTTTCAATTTGCAAGATATTCATACCTTGTAAAGCTATAATTGTTATAAATGTTTCCCCACCGACTGCGGTGTAGAACATTGACATTGATTTTATATACATAGATGTGCCGCCCGGCGGGTTTATTGGTTGGGGGTTTACCGCTAATACCGTAGGATTTTCAGTTCCTAATATTTGAAAATAGTTGTTATTGTTTATCCCGAAAGAAGTTGCAAAAATAATCCCCGCGCCCGTTGTTTTTTTATAAATAGTTTGATCCGTTATAATAGTATTATCCCACAACATCGCTTCATTTGAAAATGGCGCTGTGTCGGGGGTATTATTGTTATCTTGTAATAATTTTATGTATTCATCTAATGTCCCGTAAGTATTTAAACAAACATCGCTAAAAGATTGTCCGCTATGGCAGTTATAAGTTGGCATTTGTTAAATTGTTGCATTAGGGTTTATAATAAATTTACCATCACTTGATAACGTAACTAACGGATTAGTAACGGTATATCCATCGGATTGCAAATTTAATCTAATTTGTTTTGTTAATTCTTGAATTTGTGCCGCTCCTTTTTGCCATGCGCCAACGCCTACCCCATCTTGAGGATATTGCTTCCACCAACCCGGAAAACCGTTAATAGTATCAATAATATGCTGTTCGTCACTTACAGCAATATCAAAATCGCCATTTTGAACTAAACAATCATTGTTTACTAGATATATATCGTAATTAGACGCCATAAGTTATTTTTTGACTTTCAATGTCCGAAGTTGTTGTCGGGGTTAGGGATCCGCTAATAAGTGTAGTTGGTACACTTGTAGGGCTTCCAACCGCCACAACTCCGTGAGTATGCGAGTTAAAGGTAGTAATTAATTCGTTGACTTTACTCTCAAGGTTATTCAATTTTTGTACCAATGGGCTACCTTTTACCAACCCACCGTCTGACCCATCATTAAGCGTTATGCTGCCATCTTTAAGCAATTCAATACTAGAATTACCCACTTGTAAATAAGCGCGATCTACGTCAGAATAAAGGGCTATAAATGGATCGTTGCGGGTAGAATACATTATCACAACAGTAGATCCAATGGAAGGAACTAAAAGCCACCCATCGCATACCGCCGCTTGTAATTGAACGCCCGATAAAGGCATCTGATCACTTATAATACAAGTACACGTATTCCCTTCAATACTATCAACAGTACCAACCATCATTTTTACTCTATCCTCCGTAAATGTTCCCGAAATCTTTTGAATTGCGGTTATTATACTGCGATCACTCATATTTTTATATATTTATAATCTAAGTGAATAATTTGTCTATGTCCATTAATTCCGCCGGTATATTCCACACCTCTAACTAAATAAGTTCCATCACGATCCGGCATTTTTAAATCTTTTATTACCACATGATCCCCTAATCTTACATAAGGATAAGCAAAGGTCGTAAACTTGCCGTTAAATCCTTCATAATAGTACTTTTGAAGTTCTTGGATGCCTAATTCTGCCAACTTATCAGTAGAAGTAACATTTGGAAAATACAAAGTTCTTCTTTCGCCTTCTACGTTTGCCGGTAAATCCTCCCCCTTTTTCTTTACAATAGACTTAAAAACACCCGAAGCATCATTGTAAACCAATACGGTTAAATGCTCTTTTTTGGTTTTTTCTTCCCCTTGTTTATTATACCCTCCCGCTATTGTGTTGATAGATTGTACTACCGCCGAAAGCTTTATATCCCCTTTTCTTTTAAATTCTAATTGATCGCTAATGATATTTTGCTGAAATATAAAAGTGCTAGTTCTAGCCTCCGACAAAATATAAGGTTTTAAGCCTACTCTTAATTCGGTTCCTCTAAAATAACTTTCTATATGATATTCTTTTCTTAATCTTGAAAGTAATTGTGCCACCGATTCATTTTCTATTATAAAACTACCTATACTTACAATAGATGTAGTGTTCACCGTATAAGGTGTACCATTTAAAAGATAAATCAATAAATCCTCTAAAGATTTTTCTTTTGGCCAAACTTGACGCTTACAAGGGATTTGTTTTAAAGCCCACATATTGTCCTCACATTCCAATTGAATAGGCTTTTTAGACGTTACCGCCGAAATAAAACCATCAAATACTTGAGTTACCGAACTGTTTCCGTCTTCTAGCCAATATCCGTAGCTTATTTTAACTTTATCACCCCTCAAAAACAAGTTCTTTATTTGCAAATTAGGCTGTGTTCCCCCCATTGGTATTAAATTACCGGTCTTTTGGTCTTTAACATAAATGTTTTTAGGGAACGTGATTTTAGCTTGATTGGTTAAATCAACCCACGTATCGGTAGCCGAAAATTCATTCACAAAATTAAAAGTGAATTTTAAATTTCTTGCCGCCTCCCCCGTTATTTGGGTGATTTGCTCAAAACTTATTTCAGTAATTGGCCTATACATTTGGTTGCGTTATCTTAAGTTCTACGGGATTGTCTGAAATAGCATCTATGCTAAACATTTGGTAACTTATTCCACCTTCTACTTGAGGGATTGAATAGGCTTCTATAACAATATTGCTAATTCCTAAGTTATCTAACCACCACGCCGTAATTGATTTGCTTACCGGAGCGTCTAACCACGCCTTTATAGCCGCTACCTTTTCAATTGGATAACGTCCATTAGATCCGGTGACAATAGCATTTATCTTGATCTTGGCGTCATCCTTGCCTATGTATTCTTTCACAGTTCCATCCCTACCTTGAATTTCAGTCTTAATAATCCTTATTGGTTGATCTAAAGTTATAATAACAGTTTCTAAGCTTATATCAGTAGCGTTAGGTTGTATAACATTGCCTAAAAAATCGGTGTAAGGATCAATATATTTTAAAGTTAAATCGCTGTAAATAGGTGTGCCTAAAGCCGAAGTGCCAATAGGAAAATTTGGATATTCCTTTAATTGCAATTCGGGTCTGCCTAAATATGGATTGTTTTGTTTTGTATTTATTACAGCTACATTGCTAAGTTTATAATATCTAGCTAATTTTAAAGCTGCGCCCGTTGGATTAAATCCGCCTTGTACGTTTATTAAACTCATGATATACCCGCTTGAATTTGTGAATCATTAATTGCGCCCAACAATACATTGGCTACCATTTCTTGAACTTTGTTTGCGCCTTCCGTCATATTTATAGTGCTAATCTTAAATTGCTCAAT